TGTTAGCTAAGGAGAAAGGTAATAGTATAGCAGCCGCTTTTTCCGATGCTAAAGTTTTTAGAATGAACATGACTATAGGAAATTATACAGGATTTATTGCTAAATTTTTAAATGATAGTATAAATTTAGTTTATATGCCTTTAGGTACTTTTTTAGAAATAGTCAACTCTTTCTGTATGTTAAAAGATAACACAGGAAAAAATATTGCTGAATTTAATCCTGCTAGCGAAGAAACTTTTCGTACGTTTGATGGACATTTTTCTGTCGACCCAGTTGTTGCAGTACCACCTAAAAAACCAACAGGAAAATATAGTTACTGTACTATTGCAAATGAAGAAGTTGATTTGCATCAGCAAATGCAAGATTCTGTAGGGTTACAGAATACTAATCTGATAAGAAACATTATGGTTTCTACTCACTTTTTAAGATCTAAAGTTGAGGAATTTACAGATGGTCCAGTAGAACAGGGAGCAGGTTTGTTGGAATTAATTAGAAACGTCTTAATTGGTATACAAAATGCCTTAGGAGAAGTAAACGATTTTAATATAGTATGGACCGAAGTAACACCTGGATTTCATTATTATGAAATAATTGACGGTAAAATGCCTGCTTTAATAGAAAAGAAAAAAGATATACCTCAAATTAACATAAACGGTTTGAGTACAACAGTGATGGACGTATCCATAACATCTAAGATAAACTCAGATATGGCTAGCATGGTTTCGATTGCTGCACAAGGCAATACTGGTAACTATAAAGAAAATTTAAATAATATACTTAGATTTAATGCTGGAGCATTAGACAGACACTATCTAACAAAATCACAAAATAAAGAAGATACTAAAAAAAAGCTAAAAGAACTGCAAGATAAAAAAGAAGAATTTGATAAATCTCTTAAATCTGTCTGGACCGAATTTAATAAAAGCAATGGTTTAATATCAACTGCTGCCTTCGATTTAGATCTTTGGGCTCAAGTAAAAGGAGAAAGTATATCGATACTTACTTCTTCTACAAAAAAAGATCTTACAGATAATAAAATACCAGACCCTATGCCTGTTCCTATAGAACTTAATTTAAAGTTGAAAGGAATTGCAGGTTTAAAAATTTTATCTACTTTTAAAATAAATAATACATTATTGCCCACTAAGTATCAAAAATTTGCTTATATTATAAACGGATTAGATCATAGTATTGGAGCGGACAATCAATGGATTACAAATATTACTGCTAAAATGTATAATATATGACATTTGTACCTAAAGTAAAAACAAAAGTTGGAGGTAAGGTTCCTGGTAAACTTATTGATAAAGAAACCGGGAGACAATATCTTGGTGAATTTATTCAAGATTATAAAGGTAACTTTTATAAAGGTACTAACATTACCAGCTCTAGTGAAAAATTACTACTACAAAAACCTAAACCTAAAACTACTACTGTAGAAGGTTTAAGATTCATCTATACTAAACCAACTGAAAAAGATTATGCAAAAGGTACTTTCAAAAGATATTTTGTTAGGGATGTAACAATTAATAAAGTTGTGGAGGTAGATAAAAAGAAGTATCTAGAGTATACAAAACTTAACAAACCTTACTATATTACATACGTGTTAGATTGGAATATTACAGGGATTAAAAAAGATTACTTTATTGATAATAAAAAAGTTTCTGGAGTTGAGTCTAAAAATAAAGAATTGACCACAGAAGCAGAAAAAAATATACCAGGTATATCTAGTCAGATACTAAAAGACCTTGCACAGTTTGTTCGTAACTAAATTTATCTTATATTGTATAAAAGGTTATATAAGTGTTTTATATTGTAGAGCAAAATAGTAAACTAGAAAGTTTACAAAGGTTATCAAAATTAGGGTTATACGTTGACGTTATTTCGTCTAATGACTTATACCACCCTAAACTTACCTCTACTATTGCTGTTTATATAAGACCGGTAAATTCAAAGCATGGATTTATTATTCCAATTAATCACGATGAAGGATTAAACGTTTCAAAAGAACGTGTCTACGGTATACTATCATCTGCTAGTAAACTATATACAGTAAACAAAAAAGACTTACTATATCACTTTAATCTACAAGAAGCCACTGATTTATCGTTACTTCATTCTATGGTTAAATACGATAGGTTAGAATATTCTAGAGAAAATAATACTTTAAACCATTTTTATAATAAATTTAGAGATTTTCGTAATATTAATCAACTGATCCCTATCAGTAAGTTATATGAAAGTTGTGAAAAAGTTTATAACCAAGTTAATAAGGTTATTGATTATAAAATACCAGATGGATTTGATTTTTACAATAAAGCTGCTACTAATGTATTTTACCTTTTAGAGCAATCAGGTTTAGGAGTATATTACGATAACTACAGAGAAATATTTAAACCTAGAAACCCTTTATATAATACAGTTGATAATACAGTACTAACTTCATACAATTTATACAATGTTACATCTAGACCTACTAATGCTTTTAATAGCGTTAATTTCGCTGCTATACCTAAAAGCCCAGAACACAGGAAGTGCTTTCATCCAACCGGTGATTATTTTGTTGAGCTGGATTTCGATGGCTATCACCTTCGTTTACTTTGTGAGCAGATTGGATACCCTTTATCAGACGAATCAGCTCATAAACAGCTAGCTAAGCAGTACTTTAACAAAGAAGAAATCACAGAAGAAGAATACGATACAGCAAAACAAATTAACTTTCATGCAATTTATGGAAAGATACCCGAAAAATGGGCTCACCTTGAGATCTTTACAAAGATTGATGAGTATATAAAAGAGTTATGGAAACAATTCGAAGATGACGGAGAGGTTTTGGCACCAATTAGTGGAAAGCCTTTCACAAGCTCGCTCAAAGACATGAATCCTCAAAAGTTAATGAATTATATCATGCAATCGTTAGAGACTTCCAGAAATATTCTTATATTAAAAGAAGCACTACGTTACTTAAAGGATAAAAAAACTAAATTAGTTTTATATACATACGACGCTTTACTTTTTGACTTTCATAAAGAGGATGGCAAAGAAACATTAGAGAAACTACAGGAGATCTTAGAAGAAGGTGGGAAATACCCAATAAAAGTTAAATACTCAAAAGATCTCGTGTTATAATATAAAAAAGATATTTATATATGATAAATACAGTTACTAGACCGGCATTCGATTACGACTTGGAGCCGATTTACCATAATGAAGATATGAGCAACAAACTTTTTTGTACCTTTGCTACTCAAGATACGCTAGAAGGGATATTGGAAGAGGTTCAGGACAGGTACAAAATTATATATAATAAAATCTTTGTACTCTATTCTAAATCTCAGGATGAATACATCTGCACCTATAACGTTGATTTCGGTAATGTAGGAACATTCCTAGAAAATACTATTCTTGTGCACCGTAAAAAAGAATCTAACACTCTTTATACGATTAATGCCCTAAATACATTGATTAAAGAACTTAACGGAGGTGTACTTGATACATCTTACCGAATTAATTGGCCAGATTATAGAAACTGTGTCTTGCTTACAAAAGGTCCTGAACTCAAAAGGGTCAATACTAAGCTTTATAGAATCATTGATATAGAAAGTTAGTTATGTTACGTATTTCCTTGACAGGGCATACGAAAGGTATTGGTAAAGCACTTTATGAAACCCTTTCTACGTCTCATTACTTAGACGGCTACAGTAGATCTAACGGATATGATATATCTACAGAGGAAGGAAGGTTAGAAATACTTAAACAAGCTTATAACTCAGACGTCTTTATTAATAACGCATACAGCTCTAACTCCCAGACAGAGCTTTTTACTTTGTTATTTAAAAACTGGATGTACGATGAAAGTAAAACTATAGTAAATATATCTAGTCAATCTAAATACCCCGGTCAAAGCGTCAATTGGTCCGGCTATTCAGCCTACAAAGCCTCCCTTAACCATCAATCTTACTTATGTGCCTTTAAAACAGACCGCAAGTGTAGAATTATTACTATAAATCCCGGTTTAGTTAAAACCGGTATGACCTTAGACGCTCAACAAATTAACAAAGGTATGCTAACACCAGAAGAAGTAGCTTGGTCAGTAAAGTACGCTATAGAACTACCCCAACATATAGAAATAGGTGAAATGAGCCTGTGGTACAAATCTTCAGATCAATCTAGATAATGGAAGTTAACAAATTTAAATTTAGATGGGAAGATGTAATAGTCGATAGTATACATAATCCGCTTTTACCAGGTTTACGTAACTTAGAGATTAATCCTACTGAGTTATGTAATCGAAAATGTAGCTTCTGCCCTAGAGTTAATCCTGAATTATACCCTAATCAGAATTTACATATGGATGTTAATACAGCTAGAACGCTCTCAAAACAGTTACAAAATGCAAACTACACTGGGGAAGTAGGTTTAGTTGGATTTGGGGAACCGGTACTAGCAAAAGGTATATTAGAGTTATTAGCTGAATTTACTCCTTACTTTTATACTTATACTATGACAAATGGAGATGTATTTCTACGGGGTAAACATAAGGTACAGGATTTTATAGATGTAGGTATCAAACTACTTATAGTTAACTGTTATGATGATGCGGAGCATTTAGAGGTACTAACTAAATTTTTTGAACCTTACGGAGATTCTATAAAAATTCAACTCAGACATTTGGAAGATACAGGAGAAACTACTATCTTTAAAGAGTACGGCCTTACTAACAGAGGGGGAATATTTAATCAGGTAGAACCTCAAGAAAGAGAATGTTTTATTCCTTTTTACAAAGCTATGATAGATTGGAATGGTAACGTACTTTTATGTAGTAAAGATTGGCAACGTAACGAGAAAGGCCTTGGCAATATACTAGACACACCATTCCCAGAATTATGGACTAGCAAAAGATATATGACAGTACGAAAGAAATTATTAGATAAGGATAGAAAATCTATCTCAGCCTGTAAACACTGCGACGTGAATGGACTTAGAGTCGGTAAAGATAGTGTTGAAGTATTAAAAAAATTCTTAAGATAAGTTGTCTGCTAAGATTATTTATCTTATATTAATAATAAGTTATATTAAAATTAGTTATATATGGATTTAAATGCTATTAAGGCAAAGCTGGATACGTTAAATAATAACGGTCAGCAAAAAGAGAAAACAGATTACTCCAAGATTTTTTGGAAACCGGAACTAGGTAAACAAACGATTCGTATCGTACCGTCTGCCTTTGATCCTGCATTTCCGTTTAAGGAATTAAAGTTCCACTACGGTGTAGGTAAGTATCCGATGGTTGCTTTATCAAACTTTGGTAAGCAAGACCCGATTGAAGAGTTCGTAAAAGAACTTAGAAAGACAAACGATAAAGATAACTGGTCACTATCAGGTAAACTTAACCCTAAAACTAGAATCTTTGCTCCTGTTGTAGTAAGAGGAGAAGAAGATAAAGGTGTAAGACTATGGGGATTCGGTATTACTATCTATAAAGCATTACTTGCTTTAGCAGAAGATGAAGATATCGGAGACTTCACAGACGTTATTAACGGATGGGATATGGTAGTAGAACAAGTACAAGGTAATCCTTACCCTGAGACTACTGTTCGTATTAAACCTAAACAAACTCCTTTATCGGATAATAATGATCAGGTAGACTTATGGTTAAAGTCTCAACCTAATCCTACTGAAGTACATACTGAGTACGATTATGACTTCATTAAAAAGCAACTACAAAGTTACTTAAACCCTGGATCTGAGGAGACTACTACTCCTACAGAAACACCTTTACCAGAAAGTTTAGGTCAGCAAAAAACAGATTTTACTTTGGAAACAGCTACTGAAGGAAATAAAGATACTGTTAGTAAGTTTGATGACTTATTCAACGAGTAAGCATTCTTTTGTATACTGCTTTTCTAAAAAGTTAGCTTATAATGAAGAGCAGTATGCAATTAACCTTCAACTTCTAGAAAAATCGATTACTCATATTAAAGGTCTATATGAATATAGATTGATTACTGATGAGTTAACAAGTAGTGATGTAGAGCATTTATCAACTAATATTCAGTTAATAGATACTAGTGATTTTATTTTTCTAGAAGACATGAAGGCTAGATGTGTAAGCCTATTACATTCTCACGAAACAATAGTAGACCCAGATTTATTTATTTTCAAATCATTAGAATACAGTAATAGTTTTGATGTAATTTTTGAACATAAGGATTCTCCTACTAAGCCTTGGTATACTGATAACATAATAGAATTAAAAGGCACACTGCTTTACGAGAGAGTAAAAAATACAGGGACTATTCCATTCGTACCTAATATAGGTTTTTTTAAGATCAATAATGATATACTACTTCAAACATTTACGGAAACATATTATGAATACCGTAATGACCTTTTAGTAAAAAATATTGCTGACCCTAATAGATTTAATTTAATATTAGGTCAATATTTACTAGGAATACTTTTATATGAAGAAAATTTTTCGTATCTTGATCTAAGAAGTACTAATCCTGTTGAGACCTATACACACTTAGCAGGACCGGATAAATACAGAAAATATAATACTAATAAACCAGCTATATAAATGGCAATGAAAAAAGATACTCAAGAAAGAGCGACCGCTGCAGTTCGTAAGTCGTTTAACTTATCAAATTTTAAGAAAAAGAAAGGTTATTCTAATTCTTCTGTAAAGTTTAAAGAACAAGGATGGATTCCATTGTCGAAAGCTTTTCAAGATATTACTTCCCTCCCCGGTATTCCTACCGGACATATCACTCTCTTGCGTGGACATAGTGATACGGGCAAAACAACTGCCCTACTAGAAGCTGCGGTGAATGCTCAAAAACAGGGCATTCTCCCGGTCTTCATCATTACCGAGATGAAATGGTCTTGGGATCATGCTAAGGAAATGGGACTTCAAGTAGAAGAAGTTACTGATGAGAACGGTAATGTAACTGATTATGAAGGGCATTTTCTCTATGCGGATAGAGGCCAATTAAACACTATTGAAGATGTAGCAGTCTATATTGCTGATCTTATGGATGAGCAGG